ACGGCAGCGGCAAGCAGCGCAACGGCGGCAGCCTCGAGTGCATCAACAGCATCCGGCCACAAAGATACGGCAACGACAAAAGCATCCGAGGCAGCTTCTTCTGCAACGGCAGCAGCAGCAAGTGCAGCAGCAGCAGCGGTTAGCGCGGATAATTTTGATGATGTTTACCTGGGAGCAAAGTCAAGTGAACCATCAACGGACAATGACGGCGATGCGTTAAATGCTGGAGATCTTTTCTATGATACTACTGCGTCGGCAATAAAAGTATGGACAGGATCAGCCTGGCAGAACGTCACACAAGCATCATTAACGTCCGTTGCGTCGGATAGTTCTCCGCAGCTTGGCGGTGATCTCGATGTTGTGACGCATGGTCTTGTATCAACAAGCAATCGTAATATTGCACTAACACCAAACGGCACTGGAGTTGTGCAGATAGACGGAACAACTGGCGTTGATATCTCTCAAGGCGCAATATCAATAAAGAATGGTGGAGCGCAATCATATGTACGCTTTTACTGTGAAAGTTCTAACGCTCATTATGCACAGCTAACCGCACCAGCACATTCGGATTTTTCGGGCAACATATCAATAGTTCTTCCGACAACAGCTGGAACTGTAGCTCTTACATCACAACTCCCTACATCGGGCATATCCAGTGGCAATGTCGCAACATTTACGTCGGGTGTCGCTGACGATGATTTTCTAAGAGTAAATGGTACATCGATTGAGGGTAGGAGTGCATCAGAGGTCGTGAGTGATATTGGTGCAGCAACAACAGACGAAGCGACCGCATTAGCACTGGCACTTGGTTGATAAAGGAGAAAATACATGCCAAACACATTTAAGTCTGTAAGTCACGATGTTATGCCAGCAAGTGCTGGAACACCAGAGGACTTATACACAACACCAGGGAGCACGACTACAGTAGTCATCGGATTAATGATTGCTAACGTGCATACGTCACAAGTCACTTTTAGCGTTAAGCACGTTTCAACTACATCGGGCGGTGGTCGATCAGCTACAAACACAACAACCTTTCTGCAAAAAGATGTGCCGATTGCTGTAGGTGAGAGCAAACAATGCTTGGTCGGTGGCAAACACGTTTTGGAAACGGGCGATAAAATCCAAGTCGATGCATCGGTCAGCGATAAGGTGAGCGTCACCATGTCGATCATGGAGATAACTTAATGTCAGAGTATAGCATAGGAAAACAAGGTGATGGCACTAGCTATGAGCCAGTTATTCGCCAAGTTGAGAACACAATAAATAACGCATTAACCATAGACGCAAATAACAATGCTGTAAGTCCTGGGCCAATTACACTAAATGCTACCGTTACTGTGTCTGGAACGTGGGTGATAGTATGAGCAAATTACAAGTAGAAACCATATCGCATACGAATAATACTACGGCTATGACTATTGATAGTAGTGGAAACACTACGTTAAGTGGAAAGCTCACCCAATCAAATTTGGTTGTATTTGAAGCCTATTTGACTGGAAGTAATCCAACTGTTAATTCTGGAAGTAACGCTGGTCTAACATACAACAACGTAGAACAACAAGGAGGTACAAACTTTTCAACCTCTACAGGTAAATTTACTGTACCTATTACTGGATTTTATCAATTTAATATTCGAAATAATATTTACGGTGTAGATTCAGGTAATTTTTTTAGGCAAGGGCTTCTCGCAAATGGTACAGGATTTAGTACAGATGAAGCCTTACTTTTTGCGTGGATAACAGTTTCTAGTACTGGAGATTATACTATTAGTTCTTCCCATTGTAGAAAATATACGACAGGAGATACCCTACAACCGTTCATACGAGTTGGAGAAGGTGGGCTTGGAAGTGCAGGTAGAGATTACCAAAATTTTTCTGGTTTTTTAGTAACACCTACGTGAGGATAAAAATATGAACAAAGAAGATATAGTATTTAGAGCAAAAAGAAATGCTTTATTAAAAGATTGTGACTGGACACAACTTCCCAATGCACCATTAACAGACACTAAGAAAAAAGAATGGGAAACCTATAGACAAGCCTTGAGAGAGTTACCAAAAACTGCTTCTCCAAAGCTAGATAGTATAGGAGCATTTGATGATGCTTCAGTAACCTTCCCAACAAAACCTTCATAGGATAAGACAATGGCAAGTATATTAAAAACCGACAAAATCGAAGGAGTGACCTCAAGCGGTACAGTTCAGATGCCAGCTGGTCATGTGGTGCAAATGATAAATGGTAGGGTATCAGATGATAGAGCTACAACCGCATCTACAAGTTTTACGCAACTAGGAGACACTCTAAGTATTACGCCTAAATTTAGTACATCTAAAATATTTATGATTGCAGTAACAAATACAGAACTTACTGGCGCAAATGCGGCATACTTTGATTTTGGTAGAACAACTGGGGGGACTACCACACAAAATATAAGTGGTGCTAGCAATGGAATAACCACAATTTTTCAAAAGGCTTGGGGTACTACTACCTATACATTTCTTGACTCACCTAGCACAACGAGTGCTGTTGCATATTTTTGCTCAGTAAAAGTAAGTGCTGGCACTTTATATTTTAATGACAATAGTGCAAATAACTTTACAAATTTTACATTAATGGAGATAGCCCAATGATTATTGATAACAAAATTATGAGGTCACTATGTCTACGTTAAAAGTCGATACAATTCAGGGTAAGACAACGGCTGGAACTGTGGCTATGCCAGCTGGTCATGTAATACAGACGCAAACGGCAAGTCATTTTACTCAACTAGCGACTAATTCAACGTCTTATGTAACGTCTGGTCATTCTGTATCAATAACACCAAAGTTTTCAACAAGTAGACTTTTCTTTTACAACTCAAGTAATTGTTTTTTCTATTCTGGTTCTGGGGGAAGTTATAATACAACAAACTTTCATTTACAAAAAGCCGTATCTGGTGGCTCAACAGCTTATGTAAATAGTAATGATTGGCTTTATCAAGTAAATGCTGGTGAATCAAACAGTAATAGAAATGTAAGTTTTACATATACGGAAATTGCTGGAACAACGAGTGCTATTACTTATACTTTATTTTTAAAGTCTACAGGTAATGATGACACCACTTGGAACGAGGGTGCGTATTCTTTAGCAGTTTTTACAGTACAGGAGGTATCAGTATGACAATAATTACAGCTATGGAGATAAAACAATGATAATTACAATAGCCAACGCAATATCAGCCCTCGGCATTTCAGAATGGGTACTCAGGGGAGAGCCTACAACAGAAGCAGAGTTTAACGCTATGTTTCGTAAAGTTACTGGTTCAAAAGATGGAAGTGCCATTGAGAGTTCAACGCCTAGTGACTTTGGAACTACTTGGAAAGCTGTATCTGACAAAAAGACAGAGCTTACAACCGCAGAGCCAATGCGATTGCTTAGAGTTGAAAGAGATAGGCTATTAGCTGAGTGTGATTGGATGGCAAACAGTGATGTAACTCTTGCCGATAACTGGAAGACCTATAGACAATCATTGAGGGATTTGCCAGCTGGTGCATCACCAAAGCTATCTGCTGATGGGTCGCTGGATATGTCCTCTGTTACCTTCCCTACTAAGCCTAGCTAATGACTAAGGCATTGGAGAATCGAGTTACAAAACTGGAGACTGAGAATCACATCCAGTTTAAGGAACTCTTCTTTCGCTTAAAGAGACTGGAGGGAATACTTTATATTGGGATGGGTTCTGTTATTACTATGCTTATCGCAGTTCTCTTTCAGACAAGCTAAATGCTCGACCCTCTCTCTATAACTGCTGCAATCGCTACTGCGAACACAGCTTTTAATGGTATCAAGAGAGCCTTCCAAGTTGGTAAAGATATTCAAGGGATGAGTAATGACTTGTCCAAGTGGATGAGTGCTGCATCTGATATCGAGAACGCACAGAAGAGAGCTAAGAATCCTTCTTTACTTACCAAACTTACGCGCAGAGGAAGCATTGAACAAGAAGCTGTTGAAGCATTAACTGCTAAGAAGAAGCTCGAGGAGCAACGCTATGAGCTACAACAGTTTATTAA